ATAAAAGAGGGTTATAATGAACACTTTAGAAAAAGTTAAAGTTAATTGTTTTAATGCTGATGGGGAGCCTTGTTATATTGAAATAAATTCTGAAATACAACAGTCTTCGACTATTATATTTGAAGACAAAGATTGGGAAGTAAGTAAAGATTCTCCTGAAGTTATACGATTGAATTTTACTAATAAAACTTATTAAAGAGAGTTTAGAAAAATGTGGAAGATAATAGAATGTGAGTATTGTATATATTGGATACCTTTGCCGGAGAAACGACAATTTCATTTAGGTGTATGTTCTAACGTGGCTGCGGAAACATATAAACAGGAAACTTGCCGTGACTATGCCTGTAATTTATGTAAGAAAGCGAGTGATGTAGATACAGATGGGAAGTAATAATAAAAAACTTTTAGCTTTTCCTTATTATGGTGGTAAATTTATTCATCTTGATTGGTTGCTCCCACTTCTTCCGAAAGCAAATACTTTTGTGGATGTGTTTGGCGGAAGTGGGGTAGTGATGATAAACAGAGATCCAAGTCCTGTAGAAATTTATAATGACTTAAACGGCGAGATAGTTAATTTTTTTAAACAGTTAAGAGATCATGGAGAGGAGTTGATTTCTTTATTGGAATTAACTCCGGTGTCACGGCAGGAATATAATGTTGCTATATCAGATAAAGCCCAGGAGTTTTCAGATATAGAGAGAGCGAGGTTGTTTTATATAAAAATCCGTCAGGTCCGAGAGACAAATTTAGATAGAGCTACTGAAACAGGCTGGAGATATGTGGTAACACAGAGCAGGTGTGGGAAGAGCAGTAATGTTTCAAGCTGGTTAAATAGTTTACCTAAATTAAAAAAAGTATGTGATAGATTGTTACAGGTTCAAATAGAATGTGATGATGCTCTTTCTATATTAGATAGATACGACAGTGAGGGAACTTTGTTTTATTGTGATCCTCCTTATGTTCATTCTACCAGGGTAAATAAGTGTTGTTATGTATACGAGATGGAAGAGGAACAGCATAGAAGGCTGTTAGAGAAGGTCTGCGGGGTGAGAGGGAAAGTGGCTGTAAGTGGATACGATTGTGATTTGTATCAGGAATATTTAAGAGAAGAGGAGGGGTGGGTTAAGTATACCCGAGAGACAAAGGTGTGTAGTGGAAGAGGGAGTAAGGAGAGTAAGAAGAAGGAGAAGTGTAATAGAGAAGAGGGGAAGGAAGAGAGTTTGAAAAGGGTGGAGTGTTTGTGGTGTAATTATGAGGACAAACAAATGATGATGTTTTAAAAAAAAAATAAGGAGATGATGAAATGGAAGGTATATCTAAAGAAGAAAATTTGTTGTTTCTACAAGATTTAGAAGACATATCTAAAAAAACTACTTTTACAAAAGGAAGATTTTTAGATTATTGCCATGAGCAAATGAAGGAAGCATTTCCTAAATTAGGAGAGGGAGGGAATTTTAGCTTAACGGAAAGGGATGAAAGGAATTATAAACAGATAGGAAAGTTTTTATTTGGTTGGTCGGAAGAACAAACGGAAGAGGCTTGGTTAAAATTTAAAGGGGAGCTGGATATTTTGAGGTTAGTGAAAAAGTGTCTGGTGTTTATTACAGACGAGAAGGATGTAGACAAGAGGGAGGAGATAGATAAAAGAATGTTTGATATTATCAGGAAGTTATTGGAGAATTACAGCGTGGAAGAAGCAGAGAGGATTGTGGATGAGAGTAATAAGTTATTGAGTTTAGATTATTTGAGAGCTTTTGCAGGGGAGGTTTGAAAGATAGATTGAGAGAAGGAGATGTGTGTGTATGAAAGATCCTTCAGAAAAAACTCTTCTTTATTATATGGATAATCCCAAACTTTTTAAATAGAAAAGAGGTGATATGTAAAATGCCTAGAAAAGATGGAAAGGGTCCTCCGAAAGGAGCGACAGGTCCTAAAGATGGTAGAGGAAAAGGAAAAGGAAATCATGGCGGAAAAGGATCTGGTAAAAAAACAGGTGGGAAAAAAGGAAGCTGTAAATAAACAGATAAAAATATAAAAATAAATTAAAGCAGATTTACACTCTTCAAATAATTTCTAATTGTCACTGAAGAAGCTCTTACCCCCGGATGCTCTGCAATATGAGTCGGGGGTAAATCTTTTTCTTTAAAAAGTTTCACCCATAATTGTTTATCCTCTTCTGTATATTGGGTATTGCCCTGGGGAAGGGGTATTTTTCTTTGTTTGAAGTGATAAGACAGCGTTGATTTAGCTATTCCAAACTGTTTTGCCAGGGAGCAGAGGGTATATTTATCAGGATTTTTCTTATATAAAGAAATAATTTTGTTTATATTACCGGAATGGTCGGGTTTTATATTTGATTTTCTAGACAAATTATCTGTGGTTTTCATATTTTTATTATATAAGATAAAAATTATGTTGTCAAAAATTTGTTTTAATGTTTAAATATACTTATTTTTATTAGTATGTATGAATTTTATAACAAATTTTTTAATATTTTTAAAAATAATTTGACTTTTAAATATAAGTTTGGTATTATTTAAACATTAAAAGCCTACTAAAGATGTAGAAAATTTGATTTTGAGGTCTTGATATGAAAGTCAAAATTACTCAAAACACCCCTGATAAAGAAAATATTGCTGTAGAAGGCGATATAATTTCTCCCCAAGATAAAACTATTGTTTTTTATTTGGAATATATAGAAGAAATTCGAAAAAAATTTGATTACACTGATGCCGGAGACAAGGCTGCCAAAAAATTCCAACAGGCTTTTTATTTGATTTTAAAAAGTTTAATACCTCTTATAACAGTTCGAGGAAATTTGGAATCACTAACGGAAGATTTTTATGAAAGAGCTGTTAAATTCGGATATTTTTTTGATCAAATTAAAATTGTAGAACACTTTTTATTTAATTGTCCTTTGTTAATTAATGTTTTTGAGAAACAAATGGATGAATTTGGTGAAGAATTTGAGGAAGAAAAGGTGGAAGTTTCCCCAGGTATTCATCCTTTATTTGATTATATTCGGGGTATTTACGTTATAAAAAGTGTTTTTTCACAGACAGACTTAGAAATTATATCAGATTTAAACGATTTTAAATTTGGTGTGTCTAATATAGCGAGGTGTTGGGGGTGCCCGGTAGAAGTTATTAAACACTGGTTGTTAAATAGGATAGATTTAAACAGAGTAGACGAGTCTGTTGTTAAAGGTATACTGATGGATTTAACAGAGCTTTACCATCAATACGTTTACAGGTCTACTCTATATGTTCCTGATGATGAAGTGATAAGTAATGCTACTAAATTATATAAGAAGAGTGTGGAACACGTAGATAACGCCGGAGCTTTTGAAGATATCCATATAAAAGATGTGCTTGCTGTGCAAGGGGAATATGTGAAGGTTAGAGATTGGTATAAGCAGAGTATAAAAGTAAAAGAAAATGAGGTTGTAGAGAAGGCTAAATCGGAAGAAGAGTTGGATGCTTTGTTAACAGAGGCTTTAAAGCTTTTAAGTGTGAAAGAAAATAAAGTTTCCGAGTCTTTAGCTTTACCTTTGATAACAGAAATAAAAGAAACAAGAGAAGGGGCAATTATTAATGGCTAAACAATTAGGGTTAGATATGAAACATCAATTAGAGCAAATGTCTACCTCTCAATTAGAGGCTATAATTGAATCTTCTTTAAAAAAGAAAAAACAGTTGTTAGCAAAAAAAGATTACTATACTTATCTGCAAATGGTTGCTAAGGTTCCCGGAGGAGTTTTTAAACACGGAAAACATATAGAACTGCTTTGTAAAAAATTAGAGGCTGTAGAAAGAGGAGAAATAACAAGGCTGATGGTCAGTATGCCTCCTCGACACGCTAAATCTACAACTATAACAAATTATTTTCCGTCCTGGTTTATGGGTAGAAATCCCACGAAGGAAGTTATAATCGGAGGATATGGAGCAGATATAGCATATGACTTTTCAAAAAATAATAGAGAGGCTTTGAGGGAACATGGTAAAGATATTTTTGGAGTTAAGTTGTCTGATGTGAGGCAGGGTATTGCCAGGTGGGAAATTGCGGAGACAAACGGAGCTATGACTGCGGCGGGTGTAGGAGGTCCTATAATGGGTAGAGGAGCTTCCTTAGCTGTAATCGATGATCCTATTAAAAATGCCGAAGAGTCCAACAGCGAGACTCGTAAGAATATTATTTACGAGTGGTATAGATAAGATCTTAGAACTCGTATGACTCCCGATGGTGTGATTATAATAGTAATGACAAGATGGTGTGAGGATGATTTAATCGGCAGATTATTAGAAGATGCGAAGAAACGAGATGGAGAACAGTGGGAATATATTTGTATGCCGGCTATAATCGAAGAAGAAGAGGAGAAAGAAAGAGATATATTTCAACGAGAAATGGGGGAGGTGTTGTGGCCGGAACATTTTACAAATATTTCTCTTCAGGCTATTAAAACTACCACAGGAACTTATGGGTGGAAATCTAAATATCAGCAGACTCCAGTTCCATTTAAAGAAATAATTTTTAAAACAGATTGGTTGAAATATTATAAAGAAGAAGACATTGTTTATGACACAAAAACGAAGCGTTATTATTTCAGGGGGGAGCCTATTATAAAAAGATTGGCGGCAATAGATCCGGCAACTGGAGAGAGTATAATTGGAGATAAAAGGTCTGATTACACAGCTTGTTTTGTAGCTGATGTAACAATATCAAAAAATATTCTGTTAAGAATGAGATCACGGGAGAAAATTTTAATACCGGAGCAGTATAAAAAAATAGTAGGAGTGGATCAAATATTTTCTCCGGATTTATTTTTAATAGAAGAAATTGCTTTTCAAAAAGCTATTCGTCAGACTCTCACAGCCATAGGAATTTTCATTCCCTTCAGACAGATTACGAGGACCAGAAAAAGTAAGCAGTCACGTATAATGGATATGGCACCTTTTATAGAGTGGGGAAAATTATGGATATTAGAAGAAATGGAAGACCTGGTAACTGAATATAAAATGTTTCCGACCGGTAAGCACGATGACCTTCTTGATTGTTTAGAAATGCTAATAAGTTATGTGAGATTTGAAATCCCTATGTTCGGCAATCCTAAGACGGGTTATTATGGGTTGGATAAAATTGAACAGGTTGACCCGGAGGATATACCAGATAAAATAATTGATTTCATATTTGGTGGAAATAACGAATACACAGAAGATGAAAAAATGTATGTGTTTAATTAAGTGTTTGATTAAAATAAAATGAGGTTGTTATGAGTAATATTAAATCTATCGAAGAACAAATGAAATTAGAAGAGGCGAGGAAAGATAAAGTTGTAATTGATTTTACAGAAATAGGATCTACTGGAGATTATTTTTCCGGCGGGTATGAAACCTATGAATATCAAACCGAGCTTCAGGGAAGTAAAAAATTCGAAGAATACGACAAAATGAAGAGAAGCTCTGCGATGGCGAGAGCTACTTTAAAAGCAATCACTCTTCCTATAATAGGAGGAAGATGGTTGATTAAGCCCGGGGGAAGTTCTGAGGTAGATAAATTCCAGGCAGAATTTGTTAAACGTAATTTATTTTATTCGATGAGTAATTCCTGGGGGAAAACTGTAAATGAAATTCTTCAGTGTATTGCATACGGTCTCTATCCTTTTGAAAAAATAATTACAAGAAGTAAAAATTGGAAGAGATGGAGATTTGGCGGAGATTGGATAGTCCTTAAAAAATTAGCCCCACGACATCCTATTACAATAGATAAAGTTCATTTTGATGCTGAGGGTGGAATAGCAGGATTAGAGCAAAGTGCCTATTTTAACAAAGGAGGTAGCACTCAATATGATACAGTTTTTCTTCCGATTAGAAAACTTTTAATTTTCACATACGACCAGGAAGGGGATAATATAGAAGGTGTTTCTTTATTTAGAACCGGTTTTGG